AAGTATTGTAAAGGCAAAGTAGGTCGGACTAAAAAAGCCGGCGGTGGAATATGTAAAGTAGCTACTAAAGGTAAAGGAAACGCTTATGGAAAGAATTCATGAGTGGATTAAAAAAATGGCTCGACGACAAATGGGTGGATATTGGAGCTCCAAAGAAAAATGGAAAGTATCAACCTTGTGGAAGACAAAAGGGAAGCAAGAGAGCTTATCCGAAATGCGTCCCACTTGCAAAAGCCACACGGATGTCAAAAGGGCAAAAGGCGAGTGCTGTCAAACGAAAACGAGCAGTATCTAATACTGGACCTAAACCAACCAACGTTGCAACGTTTTCTAAACGAGATAGAAAAGCAATTGGAGGAATGATATGAAAACACAAAAAAGAAAATCAGTTAAAAAAGTAATTAAAGGTTTAAAGAAAGCTTCCAAGTTACATGCAAGTCAAGCTAAAGTTTTAAAAAAAGTTATTGGATCTAAAAAATGAAAATGCCTAACACCAAATATACTGGTAGTTTTATAAAAGGTGGTCCTGGAGAAAATCAAAGTTATAAAAAATATTACGGCAAAATGCTTACTGGTTTTAAAAGAGGCGGTGACGTGATGCCTAAAAGAAATAAAAAAAATTTTCGTGCAACTGATAAAGGTGCAGGAATGACAGAAGCAGGTGTTAAAGCATATAGAGCAGCTAACCCTGGTTCTAAATTAAAAACAGCAGTAACTGGAAAAGTTAAAAAAGGTTCAGCTGCTGCAAACCGTAGAAAGTCATATTGTGCAAGAAGTGCTGGTCAAATGAAACAGTTTCCTAAAGCTGCTAAAGACCCTAATTCTAGACTACGTCAGGCTAGAAGAAGATGGAAGTGCTAGACCTATTCACAAACGTTTAAATTATGAGACAAACAAATTTTATTACTAGTGTTACAAGTAAAAATTTACCAAAAGATGCTTTTGAGATATTATATGAAGAAGCCTCTCGAGAATCAGCAGAATATATTAGACAGTATATTGATACTTGTATTATTGCTGACGGAGGTTGGTGGGATGTTGCAATTAAAAAAATAAAAATTCCAGGTCTTTGTTTAGAATTTGGAGTGTATAAAGGTGAAAGTATAAATTTTTTTTCAAAAAGATGTCCTGATAAAATTTGGTATGGCTTCGATAGTTTTGAAGGTTTTCAAGAAGATTGGTTAGGTGGTTATTTTGGAAAAAATCAATTTACTCTTGAGGGTAAACTGCCGTCCGTAAATAAAAATGTTATTTTAGTCAAAGGATGGTTTAAAGATACACTACCTAATTTTTTATTAGAAAATAATACCAACGTTTCTTTTGTGCATATTGATTGTGATACTTATGAATCAACAATTGAAATTTTAGAGATGTTAGGTCCTAAAAGATTTGTACAGAATTCAAGAATATTATTTGATGAGTATATAAGTTATATTGGTTGGAAAAATAATGAATTTAAAGCTTGGAAAGAATTTACTAAAAAATATAATGTAAAATATAAATACGAAATGTTTGGTTCAAGACAAGCTTTAATTAAAATATTATAAAAATGTTAGATAAATGGCTCTATAAAATTTTTGAAGGTATTGACAATATAATGCTTTCCATGGATAACTGGTGTAATGAGAGATACAAAAATGTTGGAAACTTTTTCACTAAAAAAAGAAAAAGAAGAAAAACAAAAAAATATGTTTCGAAGCCTTAAAAAAGAAGTAGAGACAGGTGCAAACGGAACACAAGATTACATAATTAAGAAAGGTGTAAATAAAGGTAAAAAAGCAAATGTTAGATGAATTAAACTTAATAACTAAAATACAAAAACAATTAAAAGAAAACTACCAACAAATTGCAAATGCAATGGTGAGTGGTGGTGTTGACAATATGGAAAAATACAAGTACATGTTAGGACAGGCACACGCCTACCAATTTATTTCAGGGGAAATATCCAACCTGCTAAACAAAGGAGCTACGAATGGAAAAGACAGAGACGGCAAAGTTGTCGACATTGGAAAAGACAGAAGTCCCAAAACATAAAAACGCTTTGGCGGAAAAATACGAAAAAGAAGATAAAGAAAAACATCAAAAAGAAGTTGATGGTTACGAACGTTTAAAAACCAAAGAAACTTCAAAGTTACCTCAGCCAACTGGCTGGAGACTTTTAGTTTTACCTTTTAAGATGCCAGAGAAAACTAAAGGTGGTTTGCTTTTAGGAGCAGACACGCTTGAAAGACAACAAGTTGCATCTACATGTGGACTCGTCCTTTCAATGGGACCATATTGTTATGATAAACAAAAATTTCCTGAAGGTCCTTGGTGCAAAAAAGGAGATTGGGTTATCTTTGCTCGTTATGCGGGTTCAAGATTACCTATAGATGGTGGGGAAGTTAGATTGCTAAATGATGATGAAGTTTTAGCAACCATCGATAAACCCGAAGACATACTTCATACATTTTAACAACCATAGGAGATACTATGCAAGACACAGACAAACCAGTTAACATTGATACATCTGGACCCGGTGCCGAAGTAGAGTTAGATTCAGTTAAAGAAGAATTAATTGAAGAAACTATTATCGAGGATAAAACACCAGCGGAGGATAAATCACATGAAAACGAACGTGAAACAAAACTTGAAGACGGTGGTAGCGCCGATGACGCAATTGCGAAATCTGATGAGCCAACTAATGTTCAAGCTAACGAAGAGAATACAGAAAAAAAGAAAGAATTAGATGAATACTCTGATGGAGTAAAAAGAAGAATAGCTAAACTAACTAAAAAAATGCGTGAATCGGAGCGAAGAGAAGAAGCTGCAACAATTTATGCAAAAAGTGTTTTAGCTGAAAAAGAAGCGTTAAGTTCTAGACTTTCAAAATTAGATACAGGATTTGTAACTGAAAAAGAAAATAGAATTAAATCAGGTATGGAAGCGGCTGTTGCAAAACTTGCAAAAGCTAGAGAAGAAAGTGACCTTAAAGCTGAAGTTGCTGCAACTGCAGAAATTTCAAGACTGGGTTATGAAGAGGCAAGGTTAGGCGATTTAAAAGCTAGACAAGCTGAACAAAAAACTCAAACTCCTGTGCCACAACAACAACAAGAAGTGGAAATGCCAAGACAAGTGGACTCTAGAGCAAGAGATTGGGCTAGAAAAAACGAATGGTTTAACAAAGACCCTATAATGACTGAGGGAGCAAAGGTAATACACAGACAGTTGACTGAAATTGAAGGATATGATCCTAATATCGAAGCTGAAGAATATTATTCAGAGGTAGATAGAAGAATAAGACTTGAATTTCCGCACAAGTTTGATACTAATACTACTCAGGAATCGACTAGACCTACTCAAACTGTAGCTTCGGCTACGCGAGTAAATAAGTCTTCAGGTCGCAAAGTTGTGAAACTCACACCCTCACAGGTAGCAATTGCTAAAAAATTAGGTGTGCCACTTAAAGACTATGCGGAACAATTAAAAATCACGGAAGGAGTATAAGCATGGAAAATCAAGATAAAAAAACTTCACGTGCGAGTCAGACTAGAGAAAAAACATCTCGACCAAAAGTCTGGTCTCCACCATCTTTATTAGATGCACCCCCTGCACCGGCAGGATTTGTACACAGATGGCTTAGAGCTGAGTCAATGGGATTCGACGATTCTAAAAATGTACAAAGCAGAATAAGATCTGGCTTTGAACTAGTAAGAGCGGATGAATACAATGAAACGGACTATGCTGTAGTACAAGACGGTAAATACAAGGGAGTGATCGGTCAAGGTGGCCTAGTGCTCGCTAGAGTATCTGTAGAGATCGCAAAACAATACGCTGATTACTATCGTAAACAAGCGCAGGATAACGAAAATGCCTTTGACAACGATCTACTAAAGGAAGAGCATCCAAGTATGCCTATCAGTGTTGATAGAAATACTCGTGTAACTTTTGGTGGTACGAAGAAATAAGTTTTTTAACAATTTCTAGTTCATCATTTAAATTAAACAATGGAGAAAAACTATGGCAAACCAAGATAGTCCTTTCGGCTTAAGAGCAATTGGAAAAATCGGTCAAAATAGAGATAACCAAGGTTTAGCAGAATTTAGTATTGCAGCATCAGCAGGCGCTATATTCGGTCAAGATCCAGTAGAAGCATTAAATACTGGAACTATCGGTGTAGCAGCAGCGGGTGATGTTTTACTAGGAGCTCTAAACGGAGTTTTCTTTACTGACGCGAATACAAGTAAACCAACGTTTGCGAACCATCTGTTAGCAGGTAACACAGCTACAGATATCGTAGGCTTTGTATCTTCAGATCCTTACGAGAGATTTGAGATTCAATCAGACAACACACTAGCTTCTGCACAAACTGATGTTTTTATGAACTATGACATCGCTTATGCAGCAGGAAGTACACACGATCATCTTTCAGGCGTTGAATTAGATGATTCAACTTTGAACTCAACTACTGGACAACTAAAAGTAGTTGGTGTTTCAAAAGACATTAAGAACAATGATTTAACTGCATCGCATGTTAACTTTGTTGTAATGATTAATGAGCACTTCTTGAAACAAGTAGCTGGCGTATAATAGCAGAATAGGAGATTAAATTATGGCTATATCACGAGGACAACTAGTTAAAGAACTAGAGCCAGGTTTGAACGCACTGTTCGGCTTGGAATACAAAAGATACGAAAACCAACATGCTGAGATCTACGCGACAGAAACTTCAGACAGAGCTTTCGAAGAGGAAGTTATGTTATCTGGATTCGCTAATGCTCAAGTAAAACCTGAAGGTTCAGGTGTAGTTTTTGACAATGCTCAAGAAACTTACACTGCAAGATACACTATGGAAACTGTGGCTCTTGCCTTCGCTATTACTGAGGAAGCGGTGGAAGATAACCTGTATGACAGACTGTCAAGCAGATACACAAAAGCGTTAGCTAGAAGTATGGCTAATACTAAGCAAGTTAAATCTGTTAACCCTTTGGTTAATGGTTTCGGAGGTGGTTTCACTTCTGGGGATGGTGTTAATTTATTTAGCACAGCTCACCCAACAATTGCTGGTACTACGTCAAACACTTTAGCTACAGCAGCTGACTTAAACGAAACTTCATTAGAGCAATCTCTTATTGACATTGCAGCGTTTACTGATGAAAGAGGTTTAAAAATTGCAGCGAAAGCAACAAAAATGATTGTTCCTTCTGCGCTACAATTTCAAGCTGAAAGATTGATGAAATCAGAAGGCAGAGTTCAAACTGCTGATAATGATATCAACGCAATCAGATCAATGGGAATGGTTCCTCAAGGTTACAGAGTGAACAATTTCTTAACTGATCCTAATGCGTTCTTCCTTATCACTGATGTTCCAAACGGAATGAAACATTTCGTTAGAACACCAATCAAAACAGCTATGGAAGGTGACTTCGATACTGGAAACTTAAGATTCAAAGCTAGAGAAAGATACCAATTTGGTGTTTCTGACTTTAGAGGAATTTTCGGTTCTCCTGGAATCAGTTAATAGATAATTTTGAGGCGGGACACAATCCCGCCTCATTTAAGAAATAAGAAAGATAAACCTATGAAACAACTTCTCATTAATATCTTTGCGTACAATCATCATGCTAAGTTTGAAATATTAGCTGAAGATAATGCAAAAGCTGTAGAATTAGCCATACTTGACAAGCTAGGAGAAAATAGTATAAAATGGGAAGATCTTGGAAACAATTATGATTCTAGGATTAATAGAATAACTTTTGAAGAGGTTATAAATGATACAAGACCTATACAAAGCAAAAAGGTCCTTGGAGTTGAAGTGGGAACAGGAGCATCTGGATAATAACAGATACACTCTTGAAATGGTCAGAATTGATGACAAAGTTAAAGAGGTCATTACAAAGATCAAGCTGGAAGAAGCAGCTATTGCCCATAGACAAAATGCTGTAGAAGGCGCTGCTCCTGAAGTTTCTGTAGCTACTTAATAAAAAGCTACATCGTTGGAAAAATCCACTCCACATTACAGGCTCTCTTGCACTCTACTTAAATCTAGTATATAAAAAACACACTATACATAAATTGAATATCGACGCGTATAGTCGACGGCCTAGAGACGATATTCAAATAACTAGGAGGATAATAATATGGCAAATACTACGTTTTCAGGACCGGTCATTTCTAAAAATGGCTTTATAGGTACTGGACCAGGTTCAACTGTGGCACTAACAGCTAATACTTCATTAACTGTAAATGCTCACGCAGGAAGAATCTTATTAACACAAGACGCGGATGGTATCTTTACTTTACCATCAATCAATACAAATGCTAATGGAGCAACTGCAGGCACTACAGATTACAACAATCTAAATAACATTGGTGCAAGTTTTTACTTTTATGTAGATACAACTGCAACTGATGTTCAAATTGTAACTGATGGTGTGGATAAATTCACAGGTGCAGCTATGATTGCAGTGGATAATGGAGCTAAAAAAGCTTTCTTTCCAGGAGCTTCTAATGATGTTTTATCTATGAATGGTACTACAACAGGTGGAATTGTTGGATCTGTAATTCAAGTTACAGCGTTAGAAAATGATCAATACTTGGTGCATAATAGTTTGATTTTAGGATCAGGAACTATTGTTACACCATTTAGCGATACGTAATAAATAATTAGTGTGGGGCTTCGGCCCCACATGTAAATTTTAGGAGAAAATATGGAATCAGATCAAACAACATTAAATAAAACTACAGGTGCGATTTCTGTTTTAAGAGCAGCTAGGTCTAGAGTTACTTCTATTCAAGGTAGAGGTGAAGCAGGTTCTGTTTTACTTTTACATGATTCAGCTACAACAGGTGGAGCTGCAGCAGGTAATTTAAAAGCAACTTACAAATTTGAAACTGAAGGTTTACAGGTATACGTTCCAGGTTCTGGAATTCTTTTTAAAGATGGAATTTGCGCAACCTTGACACAAACTACCGGTGCAGACGGCAGTGTTACACTAACTATTACAGGAGCGTAAGCTCATGGCCAACACTACTTCGGGCACTACAACGTTTGACAAAACGTTTTCGATCGATGAGATAATTGAAGAGTCTTATAACAGACTCGGTCAATTTGACATGAGCGGTTATAATTTAAAAACTGCTCGAAGATCGCTAAACATAATGTTTCAAGAATGGGGTAATAGAGGACTTCATTTTTGGGAAGTAGCGAATACTAATATTACGTTAGCAACAAATAAAAACGAATATAAAATTTTTAGAGCAACATCTGATGGTAATTCTGACGGAGTTACATCTACCCTAACTGCAGCCATAGCCACTACAACTGCAACCGCTGGAATTACAATTGCATCTAAAGATCGTATGCCTGATTCAGGAACAATTAATGTAGGATCTGAAAACATTTCTTACACTGGATTTAGTGATTTAGAGCTTACAGGGGTAACTCGTGGAGTTAATGGAACTACTGCAGCCACTCACTCAGATGGAGCCGCAATAACTAACTTTGTTAATCAAGCTACAGAAATTTTAGAATGTTCTTTTAGAAATAGTTCTAATGTGGATTCTCCTTTAGAAAAAATAAATAGATCTCAATACCAGGCTTTATCTAATAAAACTTCAACAGGTCAACCCTCACAATACTTTGTTCAAAGATTCATTGACCATGTTTTAATAACAATTTATCTGACTCCAAGTTCTACTCAAAATGGAGATGTTATAAATTTTTATTATGAAAAAAGAATTCAAGATGCAGGTGCTTATAGTAATGCAACAGACGTACCATATAGATTTGTACCTTGCATGGTTGCAGGTTTAAGTTATTACTTAGCTATGAAATATGCACAACCAAGAATACAAGAATTAAAATTAATCTACGAGGATGAATTGGCTAGAGCTCTAGAAGAAGATGGATCTTCAGCTAGTGTTTACATTTCTCCTAAAACTTACTTTCCGAGTATATAATTATGGGTAACACAGCAAGAGGAAAACACGCATTATTTATTTCAGACCGATCCGGTCTGGCATATCCATACACTGAAATGGTTAAAGAGTGGAATGGTGCAAGAGTACATACTTCTGAGTATGAACCTAAACAACCACAATTAGAACCTAAACCTTACACTGCAGATCCTCAAGGATTAATGCATCCAAGACCTGCGAGAACAGAATTTCCAACAACAGATTTTTTACCAAAAAATCCATTTACGATGACTGACTCTTCAACTCAAGTATCTGTTAATTTTCCCTTTAGTGGTTATCAAACCGGAGACTTTATTAGATTTTATGACGTAAAAAATGTTGTAGGTGGAGTTGCAATTTCTACTTTACAATTAGAAACTACTTTAAATGGTGACATCACTGCAACAGCTACTTCAATTACTTTAACAGACTCATCTGCTTTTCCTAGTCAAGGATATATTGCAATTGAAAAAGTAAATTCAACATCTGGATTGTTTGAAACGGAAACTATTTACTATAATGGAAATACAGGAAACGTTTTATCGAATTGTGTTCGAGGAACAGCTGCTCCTTTCAGAGGACAGACTCCCAAAAACACACCCGCAGGTGAACACTCAAGTGGAGCAAAAGTTTACAGTGCTTATGCAGTAACGATGGTTCCAACCGTAGTTACACAAGCGGGTCAACCTTCAACTGTTACAGAATTTAACAGTTTTACTTTTAACTTAATCAGTGCTGCGAGTAGCACAGAAACAGGAGGCGGGTTCCAATGTTTAGCTGGACCTGTTAATGATAGAGCATGACATACGACGAATTAAAACAAAAAATTATAGACTACACAGAGGTAGGAGCAAATGTTTTTACTGATACTATTTTGAATGGATTTATTCAAGACGCAGAATTTAGAATTTTAAGAGAAGTAGATTCTGATAATAATAGAAAATATGTTACAGCTAACTTAATAGCGTCTACTAGGTTTATAGACGTACCACCAGGTTTATTAATCATAAGATCCGCTCAAATTGTAGATTCAGATTTAGCGGATGGAAGCACAGATCAAAACAGAGATTTTTTACAGTTTAGAGACACAAGCTTTATGTCTGAATTTAATCCTGCAGCAGCCACTGGGGTGCCAAAATATTACAGCAACTGGGACGAAACTAGAATAGTAGTGGCCCCAACACCAAACGCAACTTATACCATTCAGTTAAATTATATCTTGAAACCAACTGGATTATCGAGTACAAATACCACTACATACTTAAGCACCGAATTTCCCAACGGCTTATTGTATGCTTGCCTAGTCGAGGCTTACGGATTTTTAAAAGGACCCGTTGACATGCTCCAATTATATGATAAAAAATATGTCGAAGCAGTCAAAGGATTCTCAATAGAACAAATGGGAAGACGAAGACGAGATGAATACCAAGCAGGTGTTCCTCGAATAGGAAAACAGTAAGGAGAAAACTATGGCTATAACACAAGCGATTGCAAACAACTTTAAAAAGTTACTACTAGAAGGTGATTCAAATTTTAAACAATCTGGTGGTGATAAATATAAGTTAGCTCTTTATACTTCTTCAGCTACTCTTAACTCAGCAACAACTTCTCTATTAACTTCTGCACCAACTAACGAAGTTACATCAGCAAACTATTCAGCTGGTGGTGGTGCACTCGTTAACGCGCCAACTTCTTTAACAGCGGGTGTTGCAAGAGCAGATTTTGCTGACCTGTCGTTTCAAAACGTTACGTTGACAGCAAGAGGAGCTTTAATTTACAACACATCATCTGCGACTACTAACTCTGCAGTTTGTGTTTTAGATTTCGGAGCAGATAAAACAGCTACTTCAGGTACGTTTACAGTTCAGTTTCCAGCACCAACATCAACAGCAGCGATTTTAAGAATCTCTGGTTAAATAGGAGGTAACCTCCTATGGCAACAGGAACTTGGAATACTGGCTCTTGGAGTCAAAACCAATGGGGAGATAATGCTAATCCAACAGTTATCCCTACAGGGTTTGGCATGTCGGCAACACTCGGAGACGAGTCAAGCACAACAGAAATTAATTTAGGTTGGGGTAGACAAGAATGGGGTCTTCAAGGTTGGGGTATTGGAGGAACTCTTATTCCTACAGGAATTTCTACAACATCTAGTTTAGGAAGTGTTACTACAACAGCTGATGCTAACACAGGTCCATCCACAAATAACAATCAAACATTAACAACAGGTCTTGGAAGCGTAACCGCTTTTGGTTTAGCTGAAGTTTCACCAACAGGTATTCCACTTACAACTAATTTAGGAGCAGTTGATGCTAGTCCTGATGCAATGCCTACAGGTGTTGCAGCTTCTATGGGACTTGGAACTGTTGAAGCCTTTAACCTAGCAGGTTGGGGTAGACTTGGTTGGGGAGATAATGACTGGGGTGAACCGGGTAGTTCTGTTCAAGCAGATGTTTCTGGAATTGCAATGACTGCAGCTTTAGGAACTCCAACAGAAATTACTGGTGATGCAACTATTGTTGCAAATACTTTAAACGTAGCTCAATTAACTTTAGGTGTTGTTGACCCTGCACCTGATGCAGCACTCACAGGTAATTTCATGATAGGTACTTTAGGTACTCTTGGAATGCAAGGGGATGTTTTACCTGTTCCAACAGGTATAGCAATGTCTGCAGCTTTAGGAAGCGTAACAGTAGACTTAAATCAACAAGTAAATGTTACTGGAAATCCTCTGTTAGCAAGGGTTGCTTCAGTATCTGCATTTACAAATGCTACCGCAACTTTCAATGGTTTTGGGTTGACTACAACAGTAGGAAGTGGTAATGCTCTTATCTGGAACGAAGTAAATACCGGTTCCGCTCCAATAGACCCTCCAGGTTGGAGAGAAGTCGTTGCATAAAGAGTTTGACACTAACTCTTTATTTTAATAAAATAAACGATATAAGGAATTTAATATGGCGAATTCAACATCAGCAAATTTAAAACTTACAGTACAAGCAACTGGAGAAAATTCAGGAACTTGGGGACAAATAACTAACACTAACCTTTTAATTTTAGAACAAGCGATTGGTGGTTTTACTACTTTTAATATTACTAACGCTGCTAGATCTTTAACTTTTACTAATGGTGCAGTATCCAATGGTAAAAATGATGTTATTAAATTAACAGGGACTTTGGCTTCTAACCTTACTGTTAGTATCCCAAATTCAATTGAAAAAACTTACCAAGTTCAAGACGCATGTAATCATGCTGGAAATACTTTAACTTTCAAAACTGCATCTGGAACAGGTGTACTTTTATGTGAAGGAAATAATTACACATTATATTCTGATGGAACTAATGTTGTAAAACTTCATGAACAAAGAAATTGGAGAGCAGTATCAGCAGCAGAAACAGTTCAAGCTGGAGCTCAACTTTTAGTAAATACAAGTGGAGGAGCAGTTACAATAACTCTTCCAGCATCACCGGCTGCAGGGGATCAAGTAAATTTTGTAGATCAAGGTTACGATTTTAACTCTAACGCATTAACTGTTGGTAGAAATTCTTCTAATATAACTAATGCAGCATCCGATCTTGTAGTTAATACTCAAGGAGCTGCTTTTGGATTAGTATATTCTGGAGACGCTACAACAGGATGGACTTACACGGAGAAATAGTATGGCAACAAATGCAAACTGGAGTGTTATATTTGAGGATAAAAATATAGTTAAACAAACAGGAGATGCTGCTGGGACTGGCTATATTATTAATGATGACTCTTTTTGGAATCAGTCTAAATTTTCAAATATTTGGGCCATTCAATATGGAACATCAAATCCAAGTGATACTGTAGAATACAGAGATGGGACCTCTCATTCTAGTTGGGAAGATGCCGACTTAGGAAATTTTCAAGACTTTATCGATAAATGGGATTCAACTCATTTAATTAACCTTCAATCTAATTGGGATAATAACAATATAGATGGTGAAACCGCAGAGGAGAAAATAATTAGATTAGGAGCTCGTCCAGTTTCATACAGTTCTTAATTCTAATTTTATAATTAGAATGTCAAATTACGAAGCAACAAAATACGATTTCAGTGCAGCAAACCTTACAGGTATTGAGGGGATTCCTTCGGCAACTATTGTGCCCTGGACATCTGCTTCTGTTCCCGCTGGATTTTTAGAATGTAATGGTGCAGCAGTTTCAAGATCAACCTACGCTGCATTATTTGCAATTATAGGTACAACCTATGGAGCAGGTAATGGTTCATCTACTTTTAACGTTCCAGATTTACAAGATAATGCAGCCATGGGTAAATCAGGAACTAAGGCTTTAGCTTCAACGGGTGGTGCAAACACAGTTCAATCAACAGGAAACGTTGGAGGTTCAACTGCAGCTCATTCTTTAACAACTCCTGAAATGGCACCTCACTCTCACCCAGTTGGAGGTGGAAGTCGAAACACACCGGGAAATTTAAATGCTAATCCATCAGGAATAAGCGTTAATCCTGGTAGTACAGGCAGCGCAGGAGGTGGTTCAAGTCATAGTCATAACATGAGTGCAACTTTTACAGGTGATGCAACTTCTGTTGTTCAGTCTTATTTAACTTTAATATATATTATAAAAACGTAGGAAAAAATGTCAAATTACGAAGCAACAAAATACGATTACGATGGATCAAATATAACAGGGATTGAAGGTATTCCTTCAGCAACTATTATTCCATGGTCAGACTCATCTATCCCCTCTGGATTTTTAGAATGTAATGGTGCAGCAGTTTCAAGGTCTACTTATGCAGCCTTATTTGCAATAGTAGGTACAACTTATGGTGTAGGAGACGGTTCGAGCACTTTTAACGTTCCAGATTTACAGGATAATCTTCCAATAGGAAAATCAAACAATAAAGCTTTAGGCTCAACAGGTGGTGCAAACACTGTAACATCAACTGGAAACGTTGGCGGTTCGACAGCTAATGCAACTTTAAGTAGTCCACAACTAGCTTCGCATAGTCACCCCGCTAATAAAAATTCAGCTCCTGGAGCTCCCTCAAATTCTGAAATGCCTTACAGTGGTGCATATAGTAATGATGGGGGTACAGGTGGTGCAGGCGGTGGAGGAGGACATTCTCATAACATGAGTGCAACTTTTGCAGGTGACGCTACCTCTGTTATTCAACCTTATTTAACAATAATATATATTATAAAAACTTAGGAAAAAAATGGCAAATTACGAAGCAACAAAATACGATTTTTCAGGAGCAAATTTAACAGGTGTTGAAGGGATTCCTACAGCAACTATTGTTGAATGGTCATCTGCTTCTATTCCCGCTGGATTTTTAGAATGCACTGGCGCAGCAGTTTCTAGATCTACTTATGCAGCTTTATTTGCAATTGTGGGCACTACCTATGGAGCAGGTGATGGTTCATCTACTTTCAATTTACCTGATATTCAAGACAAAGTAGTTCTAGGTAAATCAAACAACAAAGCTTTAGGTTCAACCGGTGGTGCAGCGACAACAACTACTACAGGAAACGTTGGTGGTTCGACAGCTAATGCAACTTTAAGTACATCACAATTACCTAGTCACTCTCATCCAGGTCTTGTGCCTTCTGGAAATTTTGCAAGTCCTGCAGGTGGTAGTTTAGGTAGAACAAATGCTAATTCAGGTTCTACCGGAGGTGGAGGTGGACACTCTCATAATATGAGTGCTACTTTTTCAGGAGATGCAACTTCTATTGTTCAACCCTATTTGTCAGTAGTATATATTATAAAAACTTAATTATCTTAACAACATCCAGGAAGTTAATAAATATTTTTTACCAGATAGAGGTGAATTTCCTCTATGAACATATGGAAATCCAGCGGGCCAAATAACTATTCTACCTGTTTTGGGTTTTATCCTTTTTGAAAAATGTAAAAATTCTGTTTCCCCACCTTCTTCAACATCATTTAAATAAATAGAAAAAACAAAAGCTCTTGGTTCATTATCAAATCCTTTATTATGCTCTATATGCCAAATATGATAACCCTCTGTAGGTAATGTTTTTTGAATTTTTAAAGACGTAAAATGAAAAGGAACTCCATAAGCATCACCTGCTCCAGTGTTTTCTATATAATGTTTAAAGGCCATTTCAAAATTAACTATTATAGATTTTAAATCTTCATACCATATATCTAAATTATTAGAGGCTGCAAAAAATTGTTGATCTTGTTTTTGTAATACTGATACTTTTTCAAAACCCATTCTGTTAACTGTATTATTAAACTTATCTTGATTGTCATATAGTTTAATTGCGTTATTACATTCTTTTGCTGTTATATAATTATCATAAATACCTATGAAATTTTCTATTTTAACTGTTTTTTCTTTTATCATTTAATATTTTAATTTTTTTATAATTTCTTTGTCTTCAAAACTATATACTTGATTTGTTGTTTTAAGAATCTCATCATTTTTATGGTGAGGAAATAATCCATTTTTATCCACATAGTGTAAAAATAATTGAGCTAATGCTTCTCCTTTATTAAATCCGAATCTTGAATGTTTGTCTTCTATTCCTAAGTAAATAAGTCCTTCACCTGGTTCTATTTCAATTTTTTTATTATTTATAACCATTGGCCAATTTTTTGTTTTATAAATATTAACAGTTACACTAATTTCACATGCAGGTCTGTCTTTATGGGCTTTTAAAACAGCTCCGTAAGGATACCATCTCCAATAAGCATAGGTAGGATATAGTTTTAATCCGGTTTCTTTTTCCATTAATGAAAGTTTTGATTTTAAAATAACTTCCATAAAATCATCATGTTTATAATCAAGACAATAAGGAGCTACAGAAAAATCGTTGTTGAAAATATTAGCCGAGGATAATTTATCTAATTTGTGTATTACATATTTTTGTGATAAATTTAATTCTTCTTCATTTAAGAAATTTTTAATTAATTTATATCTGTAATCTTTTCTTATACAAGCCATGCTATAATACTATATCTTTTTCCTTTTGTGATAGGTTCTATTTTATGTGGATAAAAAAAATTTGAAGGCCAAATAACAACACTTCCTGTTTTAAGAGGTATTCTTTTAGTCTCATTAAAAAACTGATCTGAAAAAAGTAAATCTCCTCCTTCATAATTTTCATTCAAATTTATAATGATACTAATATTTCTATAAGTTGAATCTGAAGAGTCTACGTGATAATCATACCTACCTCCTACATTATATTTCAATATATCCACTTGACTTACAACGTTCGATATCAATCTAGGAAATCTATATTTATAATGGCTGTAGAAATTTTTAATTTGATTATTTATTAATTGAAAATAAATCTTATCTCCTACATTTGTATCTCTTAAAATATGTCCATTTACTCTTCTATAATCTTGACTGCCGCCAGCAGTAGGTAGTTTACCTTTACAAACTTTATTAGAATAATTTATTACCATTTGACAAAATTTTTTATCAACGATATTGTGTAATACCATTATTCCATCTTCAATTTTCATTTTTTCTTTCATTTAATATAACATATAACATATTGTTTAATATTTTGTCAAACAGAATGTTTTAAAAATTAGACTTTACTTCTAAAGGTCTATATTTTTTAATTAGTTTATAATTAATATCCGCACATACAGGTTCTTTTTTTGTATCCAATAAATATAAACCGCAATTTAAAAGTTTGGGGTGATCTAAAGAGGCTCCAGAATTTATTACAACATCAAATTTTTTATCTTTAAAATCTGTTTCTATTAAATTAATTTGCTTATTAAATTTTTTATTAATCTTTTTTAAAAAATTATTATATGAATCCATTTTAACCCCATGAGCTAAGGTATCATAATTAAAACACTTAATACCAATCTTATCTAAAAAAACAGATAAAATTCCAAAACCACAACCATTGTCTATTATATTTTTATCTTTAAAAAAATTAATATTTTTTAATACATAGTCTAAGATCGCGTAATTTGGGGGGTATAGTAATTTATTAAAATACAAAACATCGTCTTTAATAATTTTATCTTTTTCCCATCTTCCTTTAAATAAACCTGGATCGTTAAAATAGTTATTAAATAATTCTCCTACATGATCTACATATATATCAGACACTAAATTTAACCATTCTTTGTTAAAAGAATTTTTTAATAGATTAAAGTCTATTTCTGCATATATTTCTTTCTTTTCATGCATTAGTAATTAATATATAGTACAATTATGGCCTTAAAAAAAGTAAATTTTGCAGCTGGTTTTAATAAACAAAGCGTACCTTCCGCTCTTCCAGGACAATGGGTAGATGGAGATTTTGTGCGTTTTAGATATACCGCGCCAGAAAAAATAGGAGGTTGGGAACAACTTACTGTGGCTCAAGAAACTTTACCTGGCGCAGCTAGAGCACAGATTTCTTTTACTTCATTAGCAGGAGAACGCTATGCTGCTATTGGAACTTCTCAAGGTTTATTTTTATATTATGGTAATGCTTTTTTTGATATTACTCCCTTAGATACAGCTATAACAGGATGTACCTTAACAACTGTTAATGGATCAAATGTATTACAAGTTAATAAAGGATCACATGGTCTAAAAGTCGGAAGATATGTAACCTTGTCTTCTGTGACTGTTACAGGCGCATCAGACTATACCACAGCTGAATTAGAAAAAGTTTATGAAATATTAACTGTTCCTGATGTAGATAAGTTTACAGTTCAAGCTGTAAGAAATGAAGGAGGATCTGGCATGACTGCAGCAGGAGCTGCAACTGTTAATCCTTATATTATAGTTGGACCAACAATTCAGACAGCAGGATATGGTTGGGGAACATCTTCTTGGGGAGATGAGACTTGGGGCACTGAAAGATCTACAGGTAGCGTAACTTTAGATCCAGGAAACTGGAGTCTTGATAATTTTGGTGAAGTATTAATTGCAACTATTTTTGATGGTAAAACTTTTACGTGGGATGCTGGAGCGTCTAATGCTAGAACTGTAAGAGCCTCTACTTCTACCAGTGGATTTGCAACCACTAACAATCCAACAGCTACTCGATTTACATTAGTTTCAGATAGAGATAGACACTTATTTCATTTTGGAACTGAGACAACTATTGGTAATTCTGCATCTCAAGATCCTATGTTTGTAAGATTCTCAAACCAAGAAGATTTAAATACTTATTTACCTACTGCTACTAATACTGCGGGTACTTTTAGATTAGATACGGGTAATCAAATAAGAGCAGCTTTACAGGGTAAAGATTATGTTTTTGTATTAACAGACCTTGCAGCTTATGCGATTCAATTTGTAGGCCCACCTTTTACGTTCAGTGTTAGACAAGTTGGTACTAACTGTGGTTGTATAGGACAGCACGCCGCTTCTTATGTTAATGGCGCAGTGTATTGGATGTCTAATGAAGGCGGGTTTTTTATGTACGATGGTACAGTAAAAGCTCTTCCATGTTTAGTTGAAGACTTTGTATTCACTACTCAAAATGGAAACTTAGGTCTTAATTTTGATTCCGCTGATGTAGTTTTTTCTTCTCCTAATTCTTTATATACTGAAGTAAATTGGTTTTATCCAAAATCAGGATCGGAACAAATTGATAGATGCGTAACATATAATTACCAAGAAAATGTTTGGACCACTTCTTCTCTTGATAGAACCACTTATCAAGATCAAGGTGTATTTAATAACCCTTACGCAACCGATTACGAAACTACAGGTACTCCTGTTTTTTCAAGTATTTTAGGAATTACTAATTTATATGGTGCAAGTATGTATTATGCTCATGAAACAGGAACAGATCAAGTCAATAGTTCGGGCAGAACTTCAATTAATGCTTTTATAAGATCTGGAGATTTTGATATTGATGATGGTGAATTATTTATGTCTATGAGAAGATTTATGCCTGACTATAAATTTTTAGTAGGTAATTCTAAAGTAACTTTATTTATATCCGATTATCCATCAGATACTCAAACAGGTTCCCCTTTAGGTCCCTTTACAATAACCAGCACTACTGATAAAGTAGACACTAGAGCAAGAGGAAGATTACTATCATTAAAAGTTGAAAACGATGCTGCGGGTGAAACTTGGCGTTATGGTAGTTTTAGAATGGATGCACAACCAGACGGGAGAAGATAATGACTAAAAGATTAAATATTAAAAAAGCAATTAAAAAACCAGGTTCTTTAAGAAAAGCTTTAAATATTAAAAAAGGTGAAAAGATACCTTTAGATAAATTAAATAAAGCAGCTAAGGCAAAAGGTAAATTAGGTCAAAGAGCTAGGTTTGCTAAGACATTAAGAAAAATAAATAGAGCGTAATGGCTAAACTAACTAACTATATACCTGAACCTGCACAAGAGTATGACGTAGAAAATCAAAGACAAATTATTGAGTCTATGACTACTATGAAACAACAACTTAATTTTTCTTTTCAAGAAGATTTAAAAAACGAACAAGACGCTTTTAATTACTTTTTATCATGACAATACAATATAAAAACGCTAGCAAAATATTAGACGGAACGGCCATGACAACTCTTTTAACGATATCTACGTCTGCTATAGCTATTATAAAATCTGTATATGTATCTAATAATAGTACCGGAGCCGTACTGGTTAATTGTGACTTACGAGATTCATCTGCTAGTACAGATGTAGAATTTTTTAGAAAAGACATACCTGCTACAAGCACAGTCAACGCTACAGAACAAGGGTTGAATTTAGAAGCAGGAGATGCTATAAAAGCTCAAGCAGAAACTGCTAATAAACTTAAAGTAGTAGTTAGTTATGCGCTTATAAACAGAGAGAATGAAAACGGATAATATACATAAAATAGATTGCACAACGGTAACAATTTATAGAAACACAAAAACAGGCGAAACGTCTAAAGAGAAAGTAGAGGGTCCTGACATTGTAACAGATATTACAGTTCACGTCTCACCGAAAGGATTGGATGTTTTCCAGAAAGTTATGAATGAAAATAAGAAACCAAAGCCCTAAAGGTGGAACTGAATTACAATTAGGTTTTCTACATCAATACGTAGATAAAAATTTATTAGATCAAGTACAAATTTGTACTAGCGTACCGGGTAAAGTACCTTTAGATCCTAATAAACTTAATGTACTTTGGCAAAAAAATTCTTACGATCAACCTAATTTATATCCGTGGTTTAAAAATAAAGCTAATCATCACAAATATGATTGGTATGTTTTTAATTCTCATTGGAATTATGAAAAATTTAGAATGATGTTTGGTATCCCTACTGAAAAATGTGTGGTTATTAAAAATGGAGTTGAAAAAATAAAACAATCTCCACATTATGAAAAAGGTAAACCTATTAGAATAATTCATCAGAACACACCCTGGAGAGGATTATCTGTTTTACTTGGTGCAATGCAATTAATTAAAAACCCATTAATTACATTAGATGTTTATTCTTCATGTGAGGTATATGGTAAAGAGTTCCATGAACAAAATGATTATAATTATAAAGCATTATATGACCAAGCTGAGTCTTTATCCAATGTAAATTACATTGGATATAAACCCAACGAATACATTAGAGAACATTTACCGGATTATAATATGTATGCTTATCCTAGTATTTTTGAAGAGACTTCTTGTATTTCTTTATTAGAAGCAATGTCTGCGGGACTGTATAGTATTGTAACCGATTATGGAGCTTTGTTTGAAACAGGAGCAGAGTTTCCAATGTATATTCCTTATGACAGTAATTACAAAGCATTAGCAGAAAAGTTTGCCTATGGTATTGCTGCCGCTGCAGAAACTTTACACGAGCCACAAATACATAGTCATTTAACCACTCAAGCTAATTACACTCAGATATATTATTCTTGGCCTAAACAAGCATCTGCGTGGACAACATTTTTAAAAGGAGCTCTTAATGCCAAAGCCAAATGAACCCATATGGTTTAACGTGGATAAAACCGAAACAGCAAATGATGATACCTATCAAACAATTAAAACCAATAAAATAGAAAATAAAATGGTAGAAATAAATTTAGGTACTTCACCTCACAAGATAATGGTATGCACTCCTTGTCATAGTGATGTTAGTATGCATTACTGTCAAGCTGTGTTAAAGTTTCAAATGGCGTGTTCTAAAGAAGGAATACAATGTAGTTTTACATTACTTAAATCATCGTTAGTTACACAAGGTAGAAATTTATGTGTAGCAGAATTTTTAAATCACGAAGATAAATATACTCATTTATTGTTTATAGACTCTGACATTGATTTTGATCACGAGCCTATTTTTAAGATGTTAGAGTTTGATAAAGACATAATTAGCTTACCCTATCCTATGAAACTTTTAAGTTGGGATAAAATATGGCGAAGACTTAACACTAAAGAAGATGCTATCAGTAATGAAAAAGATTTGGCTACAGCAGGTTTTACTTATCCTGTTAAAGTAGAGAACCCTAATTCAATAACCGTGGACAAAGGATTAATGGAGCTTACTCATGCCCCAACTGGATGTATGTTGATTAAAAGAAATGTATTTGAAAAAATGATTAAAGAATACCCTCATTTGGAAATATATCAGCCTACTAATATTAATGGTAAAGAGGTTAAAAAAGATAATATGTACAATTTATTTGACACATTACATGACCCTAAAACTAAAAGATATTTTGGAGAAGACTTTGGATTCTGTCAAAGATGGACGGATATAGGTGGTAAGGTGTACGCTTACATAGATGCTCCTATAACTCACGTTGGAGAGTATTGTTATAAAGGTCGATTTAGAGATGATTTATGGCAAGCAGGAAGACCTGTCAAATCTGTTGACGAGTCTAAAAAAATCAAATAAAGTATAATATTTACAGGATTTCTACGCCTGCTTAACAGTATAAATATATTTAAATTATGGCGATATCTAGATCTTTAATGAACAGACAATTACAAGCAAATGGTGGCATTATGCAAGTGACACCAAGAGAAAATTTTGGCATAGGTAGCTCAATTAAAAAGTTTGTTAGAAAAGTTATACCTAATGAAGTTGCAGATATAGCAGTTAAAGCTGCTCCTTTTGTAGCTCCATTTAACCCTGCTCTTGCAGGTGCTATGGCTGGTATTGGTAGTTTTGATCAAACTGGTAGTATTGGTGACTCTTTAAAAAGAGGTGCATTAACTTATGGCGGTGGACAAGCTGCAAGATACATTGGTGGTGCAGGATTTCAAGGCAACCCTTTTGCATCAGGTGGTGCATTTACACCAGCAGGTTTTACATCAGGATTTAGTTCTCCTATAGGTAGCGAGACTGGTCTTGGTAAGTTCTTCTCGAACCGAGGAACTGACGCGGTTCAAGGCGTAGGAGATAATACTATAATTCCTAAACAAAAACCTACTAATCTTTTATCAGAACAAATGAGTGAAGTATCTTTATCTCCTAATAATTTAGCAGAACAAATGAGTGAAGTATCTTTATCTCCTAGGGGATCTGTAGTTAATACAGTAATAGATAAATCTGTAGTAGCCGAAGAGCCTGGGTTTTTAAAAAATTTATTTGATGGAGTAAGTAATCAAGATTACGGTAAAGTTGCTCAAACAATTGGAGATGGAGCTAAAAAATTTGGTAAAGCTATGTTTACAAAACCAGATGGTGAAGGCGGAACCATGATTGACAAAGCAGCAGTAATGGGAGCAGTAGCATTCGCTGGATCATACGCAGAAGCTCAAGCATTAGCAGCGGACGCTGGAGTAGAGATAACTCCAGAAGAGTATGATGAAGCAACTAAAGCAGAGAAAAAAGAAGAGTACGCAGGTTACTTAACTAACTTCTTTGGTGGTAAAAAAGATGGTGGCAGAATAGGATTTGACGAAGGAGCCAACAAAAAAATTTCTATGATAAAAGATATGCTTTCAAGAAATGCAGATGAAAGTCTTATTATGTCTATAACCAATGCAACACAAGAAGAAATTGACTCTATTAAAAATTCTAAAGTAGAAGAAAAAGCCCAAGGCGGAAGAATAGGATTAAAGTTTGGTTCTGAACCAGAAGATGCAGAAGTAGGTATCATGACTATTGACGTTGAAGCAGGAGATGACGAAGAAGAAAATGATTTAATGGCGGGTATTACATTTAGCTCTGCCGAAAAATCATATTTGTTTAGAAGATTAGGTGGTGCTGGTGGATCAGATCGATCTTACACAATGCCTAACCTTTATAGAATTTTAAATAATCCAGATAGATATGCAGAAGATGCAGCAGTATTAAAAGAAATTGCTATTATGGGTCTTGGTAAAAAAGACGGCGGAAGAATAGGTTACAAAGGTGGTGCTAACAGAGTATCAGAACTATTAATTTTAAGAGATGAGTTAGTAGGTAAAGGTGAAGATGTGTCTGACATTGAAGCAGAGATATTTCAACTAACAGGTAAAACATTTAAATCAGTGGGTGGTATAAGTGATATACCAACAGGTCAAATGAGAAAAAATAATGCTGGTGTAGTTGAGAGAGACTACAGAGACGAAGGTGGTTTTGTACCAGTCGGTATCAAAGAAAGAGCCGATGATGTACCCGCTATGTTAAGTAAGAATGAATTTGTAATGACTGCTGATGCTGTACGTGGTATAGGTAATGGCAGCATTGAAGAAGGATCTAAGAAATTATACAACACAATGAAACAAGCAGAAAAAGTAGGTAAAGCATAATGGCAGCAACAGATTATACACAAACAGTAAGACGATCCCCTGCAATAGAAGCAGCACAAGAAAACTATATAGATTTATTAACAAAACAAGTTGGTAGAGCTCCAGGCTCTGCCGGTGTACCAACGTTATCGGCTCTTGGACCACAGATTGCAGGACAAAACGTTTTAACTCAAGCAGCACAACAACAAGCAGCCTCTCAAGCAGGCTTAGGTCAATTAAATTTTGATGCGTTTGGTGCAGTAACCGGTGTAGGTCAAGGTACAGGTGTTGCAGGATACCAACCCTTCTTAGATCAAGCAGCAGCTTATTCAGGCCCACAAGCTTTCCAATCTTTTATGTCACCTTATCAACAACAGGTAATTGATACAACACTACAAGAATTTGACACTCAAACTGCAATGGGCGTACCACAACTTGCAGCGAACGCTATTAATGCTGGAGCTTTTGGTGGCGGTAGAGAAGGTATAGCCCAAGCTCAGTATGCATCGGATGCAGCACAAAATAGAGCTTTATTACAAGCAAGATTATTAGGTCAAGGATTTACTCAAGCAAACGCATTAGCTAATCAGGGTTTCGATCAACAAAGAAATTTAGCATCATTACAACCATCACTCGCTGCAAGTGGTGTACAACAATTAGGTGCAGCTGGTACAGGGAACTTGGCTTACCAACAAGCTATAGTAGATGCTCAACAGCAGCAAAATCAATTAGCATACAATGAACCTTTAAATAGAATCCAAGCTTTCGGATCAGGGATAGCTAGTCAAGCAAGCGGATCACCACTAACAACTACTAGTCAATCTACAGGTGGTGCTGGAACAGTTGGACCATTATCACAAGCTCTATCAGCAGGATTAAATGCTTATGGTTTGGGAAGTATTTTTGGAGGATAATAATGTATTTTAAAAGACCATCATTTAGAAGAGGCGGATCAACGGGTATAGGACAACTAACTCCTAGAGTAAAAGCTAATATGGGTTTTCCTAATTTTGGTGTAGGCCAAGGAGATAATACAGGTTATCAAAAGTATATGGAAAAAGTAAGAGCCGATAGAGCAAGCAATAAACCTAGTGGTCTTGCTGAATTAGTATTAGGACCAAGATACACAGATCCTAATTTTGTTTCCCCTTTTTTAAAACCAGACTCACCTTTCTTTTCTAATAGAACAGGTTTTGAGTTTATGGACTTAGGTGCACAAAACGACGGTGGCACTACTTTTATGACTAATACAGGCCCAAAGGTTGTTGAAGAAGGTGAAGACATTAAAATAACATCGGACTCTGATGATTTAAAAGATACAGCAGTAACTGGTGTAATAAGACCAGGACGTGGAGTATCTTACGATGTAAAAGAAACTTCAACAGCTACAGGTACAGGTACAGGTACAGGTACAAACAAAGAAGATATTTTAACAAGTGAACTTTCTATGAAAGATGCAATTAGTGATGAAGTAGATATTCTTAAAGACTTATTAAAAAACACTGGAATGAGCAAAGGTGAAAAAGCTTTACTACTTGCCAAAGCTGTTAAAACACCTGGAACAATTGCAGATAAATTAGAAGTAGGTGCTAATGAAGCTCTTAAATATAAAGCAGAAGAAAGAAAACAAGACAAGGCCATAATCTTAACTGCATATAAAAATTACAAAGCTACGGAGTTAGCGAACGGTAAAAAGAATGACAAACAAAAACAAGTTGAAACATACGTAAATTTAAAGAGACAAGCAGGAGATAAAAGACCACAAAGAGAATTAGAACTTGAGGCTATTGAAGTAGTTTACAAACCGAGAACAATAGCTCCCGCTGATGCTAACGTAGAAATAGGTGCAGCAGAGTTTAGAACAGCAGGTGGTGCAACAAGAGTAGGACAATTACAGGCAGACATTGCAAGATATTCAAAAAATTTAAATTTAAAAGGAGCTAAAGAAAAGGTAGATCAAGCAAAAGCTGAATTAACTTTATTGGCAAAATCCTTAAGTGCGGCAGGAGCAGAAAAATTAATAGATCTTTATAATCTTAGAGAATATTTACAAGATGGTGGCAGAGTCAAAAGAGCAATTGGTACTCCAGAAACAGGGGAGACTGATATAAGTGTAGTAGATGAAAGTATTGTTACTCCTACAGGAGAAGAAAAAATTGAAGCAACAGAAGTAACTGCTGCAGAAAATGTAGACCCTATGCAAGAAGTACCTGTTATGGATTTTTCTACATTAAGAAATAGATTACCAAAAGAAATAACAGACGACATTGTACAGCTATTAGCTAACAGCAAAGAGGCTTTACAAGATTTTTATTATTTAAATAATCAACAAGATGTCAGTCGATTTAATACCAAGTACGGAGTTAATTTAATATTACCACCATCGGTATTGGCATAGGAGGATTCTATGGATTGGAAAGAGCTATCTCAAATTCCAGTGTTTTCAGAATCACAGGATGTTGCAACAGCCGCTCAAGGTGAAACAACTATTGGTGATTATGCTTTAGATATATTTAGAGCTCCTATAGGAGGTATTAGTGATGCTCTACAAGGTTTGGTTACATTAGGTGTACTACCTTTTGATATGCTAACTGACAAAGATCTTACAGGAAAGATAGATGCTTTTTTTGATGCCGCTCCTATTTTAAATTTAGAAGCTAAAACCGGTCTTGGACAAATCGTTCAAACTATAACTCAATTTGGTGTACCTTTAGGTGTTGCATCAAAAATAGGTAGAGCAATTCCTCTTTTACAAAAAGCAGGACAAACTACAGCGCTTTCAAGTCTTCCAACCGTTGGAGCCAAAGGTGTAGAGATTGCAAGAAGAGCAGGTTACTGGGGAGCGTTAGGTGGAGCAACGGATATTGCAGTTAGTGTACCAACTAAGAACGTTGTCTTGTCAGACATGCTTGGTATAACGGAAACACCGGATCTTGCATCAGCTACAGGTAAAGAACTAGCTGTAGAAAAAATGAAACAAAAATTAAAGTTTGGAGCTGAGGGTGCAGTTATTGGTGGAGGCGTTGCAATGTTACCTGTTGCAGGCGCAGTGGGTAAAAAACTTTTAGGACCTGTATACAATAAAGTAATTGATCCAGCAGGTAGACAAGTATTTAGACAATTAGATAGCAAAATTTTAAATCCCTTAACTCAAGTAATAGCAGGTACAGGTAAAGAAGGTACCTTTTTAACTAAAGGTGTAACTAAACTCGGTAAGAAAAAAGATTTAGCTAAACAAACTATTTACGATAAATTAGATATACCGGATCCAGGACAATGGGCTTTTTTTAATACTAAAGGAGGTACCTTTGGTCAAGCAGTAGCGGGTAAACTAAGTAAAATAAAAGAATATTTTGGCTCTGCAGGTTTAATGTCTAAAACATTAAAAAATGAAGGAGACAAGGTAACCGGAAAATTAGAAGCTATTACTAAAAAATTTAATCGTAAAGATGAAATGATTAATAAAAAACTTTATGACATAGTCTCTAAGTTTAAAAGAAATATTTTTGATGGCGTTCCTGACATTAAATTATTAGGTAAGAATGTAACTAATCTTAAAAACATTAATCCTGGCTACCGAAACATTACAGACGAGCTTACTAGAGAACGAAATAAAATAACAGATTACATTATAACTCCTGATAGAAAAGGAGCTGCTGAAAAATTAAAATTAGTTAATCCTGCAGTAAGACAAGAAGCTAAAGACATTAAACAAATGTTAAAAGAATCCAATATGTTGGTAGGAAATTTATTTGGCAACTCTCCAATTAAATCTTTTAAAACGTTAGCAGGTTTAAAAATGAATGATGCAGATAATTTCTTTAAACAAAGGTTAGCTTCTTTTAACAACAGTAAATTTGAATTTGATGTTAATGGACCCGCTGCAGCAGGAGCAAGAAAAGAATTAAAAAAAACTATTCTTTTAAATCAAAACATGCGGCCTAAAAATATTTCTTTTAAAGAGTCAAGAATTTTACAAAAAAAATTAAAAGAAGGTAAAAAACTTACAGAAAAAGAAACCGCATTTAATAAATTATTAGACGCTGAAGTTAAAACTAGAATGCAAGGATTAAAAAGTGCAGTCATTAATGCAGGAGCTAATCCAGTTAAATACTTTAATGCAATTGGTAGAGCGATCGGTAAAGATGTAAAAAAAGTAGACGATGTTTCTGATGAAATTAGAAATTTTCTATCTACTCCTAAAGGTCAAAAAGAAGCTATTAATGATTTTAGTCCTGTCCTGGACACAATTATATGGAATAACAAACAAGTTTATCAAAGACAATATTTTGATCTTATAGAAGATCAATGGATGAAAAACGGTTTAGTTTTTAAAAACATTTTAACAGACGACGCGGCTTATCAAGATGTTTTAAGAAGAGGTATTGATCCAACTCGTTTAACAAAAATTACAGCTCGTACAAATGCAGGTATAAATTCTATAGATGATTTTGCATTAGACTCTAAGTTTTTTAGAAATGAAAAATTAAGAAAACCTAAAGAAGGACAAGTTGCTAAAGCGGATACTTATTATACATTGCCAGAAATAGCTAACGCTATCCAAGGAGTTAAAAGTAATTTTGATAATTTATTTGACGTTCCTATTTATTCTAACTTAATGAAATTTAAAGCAGGTGGTCAAATTTCTAAAACAATTTTCTCACCAATGACTCAAGTAAGAAACGTATCTACCGCATCTTTCTTTCCACTAGCGAGTGGTTTGATAGGTAGTCGTAGTTCAGTATCGCAAGCATTTAGAGATATATTTGAAGACATATTTCAAAGTGGAAAATTTGATCCTAAAATGTTTGATGAATGGATGGACTCTAGTGTAACTAGAGGAATTATTGATCAAAGTATTCAAGTTAATGAGATGAAACGTTTAGCAGAAAGAGGAGTGAAAGGTCTTTTAAATGTAGATGACTTTATGAAAAATCCAACAGTTAAAAAATTTGTTGATGTCTATCAAGGTGGAGATAACATTTGGAAAGTTTACTCTGATAGATTCTATCAATCAGCATTGAAACAAGCGTTTGGTGATCCAAAAGCCACACCTGCTAAAGTATTAGATCAAGTCAGAGAATGGTATAAAACTGTAGCCAAAGAAGATTTTATAGAGATTAGTTCTATTTCTGGAAAACAAAAAACGGCTCAAGAAGCTATAGAAGAAGTGTCTGCTTATTTAGTGACTAATACTATTCCAACTTATAGTAAAGTTCCTAAAGCAATACAAACTTTAAGAGATTTACCTTTAGGAAACTTTATAGCTTTCCCAGCAGAGATATTAAGAACGGGTGGCAATCTAATTACTTTAGGTGCAAGAGAATTAACTAGCACTAATCCTTACATTAGACAAATGGGAGCTCGTAGATTGATTGGAGCAAGCGCAACATTTGGTGGTATAGGCACAGTCATTGGTGGAACAGCTCAAGCCATTACAGGAGTAACAGATGAAATGATGCAAAAAGCAAGAAGTTTTGTTCCTCAATATGAAAAGAATGCAACTTTAATTCCATTAAGTTCTCCCGATGCTGATGGTGTATTTAAATATTTTAATTTCTCTTACTCTAATCCTTATGATTTTTTAGTCAGACCTATTAATGCTGTTGTTAATGCTTATGGTAGACGTGAATTAAATCAAGACAACGCAGGGACATTTGTTTTAAATGCGCTTATTGGAGATAGACAGAATCCAGGTGCTTTAAGAGAATTTTTTGCTCCATTTATTGCTGAGTCTATTGGTACAGAAAGATTTACTGATGTTTCTCCTATACTTGGAAGAGGAGGTGAAACTGCAAGTGGTAAAAAAATATACAGAGAAACAGATTCAGATGGAGAAATATGGGCTAGAAGTTTAGAGCATATTATAGGTGGGTTAACTCCAGGAGCTTTTAGTTCTGCACAAAAAATATGGCAAGGAGCTAGTGGACAATTTACAGATTATGGTACCGGAAGAGACACTAGAGATGAAATAGTAGCATTGATGTCTGGTTTAAGAGTACAAGAAATTAAACCTAAACAAAGTATGCCTTTTGTTATTTCTTCTTACAGAAAAGATGAAGGAAACATTTCGCAAAAATTTAGTAGTTTAGCTTACTCAACAAATGTTTCACCTGAAAGAAAAGTAGCTGCTTACCAAGAGTGGATGAAAAATTCTTTTATATCTCAAAGAAATTTAAAAAATACGATAAATGATGCTTTGGATTTAGGAGTATCTACTAATGAAATAAGACAAATATTAACGGATCGTTTAGGAAATAAAAATAGAGTCGAAGCTCTTTTAAGAGGAAGATTTGTAGCTCCTACTCCTAGTCAATCTAGATTAGAATCTTCTATTAAAAGATTACAACAAGAAAATTTAAATGCATCTTTAAGCTATGAAATTGCTATGGATCTTGTAAATGATACATGGCAATCGTTAAGAAGAGACAATAATGGGTTTGATTTAGATCTTGGATTAGAAGCTTTTATTGAAAGCATGAACCTATCTGTAAGTCCAGACTTGTTTTCACTACGAGAATTACCAGCTAAAGCTTCAAGTTTAGGTGTTCAAGAAACAGCGGATACTTCTGCAGTTTTACCAGTTGATCAAAACAAAAATACTGCTATAAATAATCAAGTAGTCTCAGCTTCTGTTCCTAATAGAACAACACCGGGACTATTTGAAAAATACTTTTCACGGGGGATATTTAGTTAATTATGGCAATAGATAAAAAAATAAAATACGAAATGCAAGGTGGTATTAGAAACTATCTTGGCAAACAAAAAACAGTAAGTGATGTTCCTCTTAAATGGAAATCTGGTCCAGGTCATCCCGAAACAGAATTAGCATATATTACAAAAGCAGAAAAAAAATTATTAATTAAAAAAGATTTACACAAATCATTAAAAAATGGACCAAACAAAGGTCCTGGTGGAATAATGAGTTTAAACAATGATGGAATTGGAGATTTAGGAGGACCGGGTAATGTTGGTCCTGGTGGTGGTTATGGAGACACAGGAGATTTGGGTTCAGAGACAGCTAATGATGCAAATTTAACTGCTGGAAATCAAAGTGTTGGTTATGGTGGAGACGATGGAGATCCAAGAACTGGTGGTGGAGTTACTACAGAAAGTCCTTTTCAACAGGCTCTAAATTTTTATAATAAACTTCCAACACCTTTTAATATAGCAAAAAAAGTTTTAACTAAGATAGGTCCAATTAAGAACAAAGATTTCTATAATGAAAAAGTTGTACCTGCAGGTAAAACAAATTTAAGTTATGATGACTACATGAGTGCTAGAATGGCGGGCACTATTGACGCTTACGGTAATCCTACAGGTAGTGGACAGGGAGGAAATAATAATAAATCTGTTTTAAATAGTGGTATAGCTGGTATTCAAGATATTAATACAATAGGTGAAGAAGTAATAGATCCTACAAACACAGCTTCCACTCAAGATATGTATTTTAATTTTGGAACTTTTAGTAACCCTATTTACAAAAAAGATTTAGTATAATGGCTAAAAAATCTGCATTAGAGAAAATAGAATCTCATGAAAAACTTTGCAGAATTATGCAAAAGCAAACATTTGAGCAGATAAAAGAAATGCAAGAAAGAATTAAAAGATTAGAGTATTGGATCGTTGGTGGTATGGGTGCAGTGCTTATAACTTTACTTATGGATATGTTAAACTAACAAATACATCCAACAAAATTACCACTACCATCATTCATAATGTGTAAGTTTAAAGTATTGGCATAGCCTGATAATTTTTCTCTTAGTATATTACAAAGATCTATGCAGCTAACCTCACTAGTTAATACTATTCCATTTAATATTTCTTTCGTAACAGGTATTAGTTGATATAGGCCATCATTTAATATTATTAAATCCATTCTTTTAACTCTTCTCCCATAACTTCACTCGCTATATTAATTTTTTTACGTAAAGCTTTTACAATACGTTCGTCTACAGTTTTCTCACATATAATATCTATGTAAGTCATCTTTCTTTTTTGACCGATACGATTTATTCTAGCCTCAGATTGAGTACGTTTCTCAAGATCATAACCGTTAGAATAATAAATCATAACATTAGCTTCAGTAAGTGTAATACCATAACCACCGGTTTGAGGTGTACCTACTAAGAATCTAATTTTAGATTCTGGGTCCTGTATTTCTTTAATAGCTTTAGCTCTGTCTTCAGTAGACGTTGATCCATAATAAGTCATCACGGAACCCGGATATACTTTCTCAATTGCACTGACAATTGATTGTATATCGTGTCTCCAATGAGCCCAGATAATAGCTTTACCTTCTACCTCTTCTAGGATGTTCATCAAAGCAGGAATTCTTTCATTCTTAATTATTTTTAAAGTGTCATCATCTGCTTTAAAGTGACCACAAGTAATTTGTTGAAGTCTCATTAGCTGCACTAAGGCAGTTGAAGTAGTCATCAGCTTACCATCCATTTGAGCAAGCGCTACTTGTTTCATTTGATCGTAAAGTTTTTGTTGTTCTTTACTTAATTGAATAATTCTTTTTTGATAAGTATAATCAGGAAGATCTAAACAATCTTCTTTTAGTACACGATCTGAAAACGTAGTTATTTTTTCTGATAATTCAGCTAAATTTTTATAACCAACTACTATCTGTGCATTATGTGTTGGTAGTCTCATAGTGCTCATGATTGCGTATCTTGTTCTAAATGCAAGATAAGAAGTAAAGTCTAATAACCCTTCATCTAAAAATTCACACTGTTTATATAAATCTAATGGAGACTTTGTAATAGGAGATCCAGTCAAGATTCTTCTATACTTTGCATGTTTACCTAGTGAACAAATATTTCTAGATCTTTTAGCGTCAGGATTTTTTATAGTTGTAGACTCATCAATAGCCATTAAAGTTCTATGACATCTTAAAAACTTAGCTGCAAACTCTACACCTTTTTCTGTACTAAAAGCATCTACATTCATAATTAATATATGCAAATCTTCACCTGTTTCAAATAGAGTATCTAATTTTAATTGTTGTCCTTTATTTATATTGGCTTGCCACAACACCATTTTTTTATCTATGTGGTCCACCATATGTGTAGGTATCTCTGAGTCGAACCAGTTTTTATAAACACCTTTAGGTGCAATTAAAAGTAGTCCATTAATTTTACCTTTGTCATAAAGCATAGATACATTATCTATTAAAACTTTAGATTTACCAGTACCCATCTCCATGAAGTACGCAAAGTTTTCTTTATTCCACGATTTTTTTAACGCAGATAATTGATGATCATACGGCTTAGTTTTAAATTTATAGTTCATAATAATTCTTCTTTCTGTTGACAGAGATAACATAACCTTATAATAGATGTCAATAGGAAAGTTATGAACACAGTTTATATAATACAAGAATTACCAGGAACCAAAATAGGAACACCTAAATTTAATATTATGGGAGCTCAAAAGTTTGGCACATTAAAAACTTTATTACCAGAACATTCACAAATTATATTATCTCCAGGGCCCTTAATTTTTAAATTAAGAAAACTATTAGATAAATATACTCCAGATGATTATTTACTACTTACAGGTGACCCTGCAATCATAGGTGTAGCCTGTTCAATTGTGGCAGATAAAACTGGAGGAAAATTTAATTTACTTAAATGGGATAGACAAGAGAAGACTTATTATCCTATAGAAATAAATTTATATGAACAAGGAAAGATTGAAGAATAAACTTGACATAGGATATTATGACATTATATTAACAGAATCATTAACTACTACGAAAGGTAAAAAGACATGAGTATAAACTTAGAAGAAGACAAAGTCGATTCGTTAGCAAACACGAATGACATGAAAGAACTATCAGAACAGGTTATTAAATTAAGAACCATGGAAGATAAGTTCGCTGCAAAAGAAGAAGAATTAAAAAAAATAAAAAATGATATAGACGTTTTATCAGGTGAGGTTATACCTACGATGATGACAGAAATGAATATATCAAAATTTAGTTTATCAGATGGGGCTGGCGTAGAAGTCAAACCCGTTTATGGTGCTTCAATTCCTAAAGCAAAACAGGAAGAGGCATTCAACTGGCTTCGTAATAATGGCTTAGGGGATCTTATTAAAAATGAGATTACCGTTTCCTTTGGTCGTAACGAGGATAACAAGGCGGCAGATTATGCTGTCCTTGCGCAAGGTCATGGATATCAACCCACCCAGAAGTTAAAGGTTGAGCCTATGACACTTAAAGCATTGGTTCGTGAGCGTATCGAAAAGGGTGATGATATGCCCACGGATCTATTTAACGTGTTCGCAGGAAACAGAACCAAAATAACAAGGAAATAGAAACATGAACAAAGAACCAACAGTAAAGAAAAATGGTGCATTGTCTACAAACATAGTGTTTGAAGCAGATGCAAATGTGCAAACTGGAACGGTAGGACAAGATGATCTTGCATTACCCTTCCTTAAAATACTTGGGCAGTTATCTCCTGAAGTAAACAAGAGAGACGGTAAGTATGTTGAAGGCGCAGAACCTGGAATGATTTACAATTCAGTAACAGGCGAACTCTTCAATGGTGAAAAAGGAGTTCCAGTGATTCCATGTTACTACAAACTCGAGTATGTCGAGTGGAAAGATAGAGGAAAAGATGGATCTGGTGCGCCAGTAAATATCTATCCTTCATCAAGTGACATCATGACTAAAACAACTAGAGGTGCAGACTTTAAAGATAGACTTCCAAACGGTAATTATATTGAGAAGACTGCGCAGCATTTTGTATTAGTTAATAGTACTTCACCAACCACTGCGTTGATTGCTATGAAATCTACTCAATTAAAAATTAGTAGAAAATGGAATAGCATGATGCAAAGTATAAAGATGCAAGGTAAGAATGGTATGTTCACACCGGCATCTTTTAGCCATCTTTATCAACTAAAAACCGTGCAGCAGTCTAACGACAAAGGTACATGGTTTGGTTGGGAAGTGAGCAAGACAGGTCCAATCGAAGACGCAGCAATGTATCAACAAGCCAGAAGTTTTTCTGAAAGCATTTCTAAAGGAGATGTTCAAGTTAAACATGGTGAGGAAGATACTGCTAAAGCTACGGATGGAGCAGCTCACTACTAATAATTTCCCTCTGGGAATGGTTGCAACAGGGGTGGCGAAGCGAGAGTAGAGTCACCCCTATCAAAGAGGAAAGATGGAAAACAAATTTATAGAAATATTTACAGGTCTTAAAAGAGATTATGGTTATGCAGATATAAACTCTGCTTACAAAGATCCTTCTACAGGTAAACTTAAATTAAAATATGGCTGGGCAGCTAAAGAATTATTAGAGTCTGATTATTTAGATCATCTTACAGGTAAAAAATCAATTGGTATCCAACCCTGTAATGATGAAGGACTCGCAAAGTTTGGAGCAATTGATATTGACTCGGATGAGTATGATAACTTTGATTTAAGAAAGTATTTAGAAATTATTGATAAGAAAAATATTCCTGTAGTACCTGTTAAATCTAAAAGTGGTGGACTACATATTTATGTGTTCTTCAAAGAACCCGTCAAAGCAAGTTTTGTTAGAAACTTTTTAGATAAATTATTATTTACATTTGATTTAAAAGCATCAACAGAAATATTTCCAAAACAAACACAGTTAGGTATAGGCTCAGATCAAAAACCAATCAACGGTAATTTTATTAATCTACCTTATTACAATCGTAATGAAAGAGTGGGTGTAAATTTAGATGGTACTGAGTTTAGCTTTGAACAATTTATAAAAGTCGTCGAGGCTAACACAAAGACTAAAGAAGATCTAGAAGAGTTTGCTGATGAATTAATAAGACTTGAACTTACAGGTGGTGCAGATGAATTTATAGATGGTCCTGTATGTCTGCAAAGATTATCAAAATCTAAACTAGATGATTACAGAGATAGATTTATTTATAACTACATGGTGTTTGCTAAAAAGAAATACCCTGACAACTGGGAAGAAAAACTTTTAGAAGGTGCTAGAAATTATATTGTCTACGATAACATATGGGGTGATGAAAAAGTAAAACAAAAAATCAAAGCCTATAAAAAAGATACTGCAGGACATACTTGCTCGGAAGAACCTATTAATAGTATGTGTGTTAAATCAGAATGTTTAAAAAGAAAGTTTGGTGTAGCATCGGACAAAGTTAAAAAGTTTCCAACACTATCTGCATTAATTAAAATAGATTATTCACCAGATCCAGAATTTAGATTCACTGTTCACTACAATGACAAAGTAGAAGGTGAAACTACGCAGCAAATAATTGCTAGAGATATTAATTACATTATGGACCAAGAAAAACTTAGACGTTTAATTGGAGCACATACACCTATTCCACCACCACGAATCAAGGGTGACGATATGCAAACTGTATTAGATACTTTGTGGCAAGGGATGAAGACAGAAAAAGCTCCACCAGGTACATCACCAAAAGAAGTATTACATAAACATTTAGAAGATTATATTCATGGTGTTCCTGCAGTAAGTGATGCTGCATTTAGAAGTGGTAGTACATTGATTGATACTGATGGCTTTGCTTATTTTGTATTTGATCCTTTTTATAATTTTTTAAAAAATAAAGAATGGAAAGCTAAAATAGATAGAACAGGACAAATGCTAATGGATTTTTTTGATGCTGAACTTAGACATCCTAAACGATATCCTAAAAAAGCAACTGAAAAGAAATCTAATAACCCTGTAAGATGTATAAAAGTTTCTATGAAATATTTTAACAAAGAAGAAAATGAAATAGAAATTTTACCGATGAAGAGTAAAAAAGATATTCTTTAATGACAAAGGTTACGAAGATATATGGCCCTCCAGGTACAGGGAAAACAGAGAAATTAATTAGAAGAGCCATGGCCTACATAAGAGTGGGCACTCCAGTAAATAAAATAGGTTACTTTGCATTTACTCGTAAGGCAGCTAATGAAGCAAGAGATAGAATGCTTAAGAAAAATCCTGAGTATAAAAAGAAACAACTTAGATACTTTCAAACATTACACTCTTTAGCTTTTCATAGTCTAGGACTTAGAGAAGAAAATGTTATGCAAGACTACCACTACAATGATCTTGGAAAAGAATTAAGTATAAGGGTTAACGCTAAAAAAGATGCTGACGCTTCACCTTACCTAACTTGTGATAATGAATACTTTCAAATTATTTTAAAAGCAAAAGAAAAAGATATTCCGGTTTGGGATGAGTATTGCACAGGAGAACATTCAACAAATGTAAAACCAGATTTATTAAAACACATTGAAGCAAACTACAACCATTACAAACATCCAGACATAAATAACTTAGTAGACTTTACTGATATGATTCATGACATCGTACAACAACCCAATAAGATTCCAAACTTTGATGTAGTTTTTATTGATGAAGCCCAGGATTTATCACCCATACAATGGAAACTGTATGACATATTAAAATCTAAATCAAAGAATATTTATTTAGCGGGTGATGATGACCAAGCAATTTATGGCTGGGCTGGTGCAGATGTAGATAGATTCATTCAAGAACCTGCTGCAGAAAAAGTATTATCAAGATCCCGAAGGATTCCAAAAGCAGTACAGGATGTATCTGAAATTATTACTGCACGAATCGCAGGACTTAGAGCAACTAAAAATTATTTACCAAGAGATGAAGAAGGATTGTGTAGTAAAATCAATAGCTTAGAAAACGTAGATCTTCACCAGGACAACTGGTTAATATTAACTAGAACTTTGTCTAGAGCTAAAGAAGTATGTGATCTTTTAAAAGTAAAAGGTTTGTATTATGAAAACAGACATCAAAAAAGTTACAATACAAAACTTTACAAAGCAATTATCAATCATAGCAAATGGTTAAATGGTGAAGAGGTATCAGACACTGCATTGGAAGATATAAAAGAATATTTGGGTAACCGAGAACTTAAAAAAGATTTAAAATGGTTTGAGTGTTTTGATACTGCACCAGCTGATGACAAAATTTATATAAGATTAATGTTGTCAAATAAAGAAAGATTAAGTGATGAAGCACGAATCAAAGTATCTACCATTCACGCTGCAAAAGGGGGTGAATGTAAGAACGTAATTTTAGTATTAGACAATGCTAAAAAGATAAGAGAAGCTATTACTAAAAGTGTAATAAAGCGTGACGAAGAGCACAGAGTATGGTATGTAGGTTGCACGAGAGCAAAAAGAAATTTATATTTAATGAGAGCAAAAATAGAACGAAAGGGATATCCACTATGACATCAGAAGATATATTTAAAGAATCATTTCCACAATACACCCAGGTAGGCGGGAACCACTACACAAAGTTTCCCATTCAACCCTACGAATTTATTTCTAAAAATGATTTATCATTCTTTCAGGGCAATGTTGTGAAATACGTTTGTCGTTATCAACGGAAAGGGGGAGTGGAAGATCTTAAAAAGATTGTACACTACTGTCAACTAGAAATGTTGAAAATGAATGACATGAAAAAGAAAAAATGATGCCAAAAAAATCTACTATACGTAGAACAATTAAATTTTCTAAAAATAAATTTAATTTAGAAATTTATCTTGGATTAGAGAAAGATCTTGCATGGGAAATATTTCCTCATGATTACAGTGCAGCTTTATATGCATTTAGTAACAAAGATAAGATGACTAAAATAATAGAAAACAAATATGTATACGAGGCAAAAAAATGAAGGTACCTTTATTCGAAGCACAGACAGAATGGAATGAACCAGAGGAATATCCGGATCTAAGAAAATACGACGAGATTGCAATTGACTTAGAGACAAGAGATCCAGATTTAAAATCTAAAGGTAGTGGTGCCATCATTGGTAATGGGGAAGTAGTTGGTATTGCGGTTGCTGTACCAGGAAGAAAATTTTATTTCCCGATTGCTCACGGATCAGGGCCAAACATGGATCGTAAGAGAACCTTAAATTGGTTTCAAGATGTATTAGATAGTGACGCTATAAAAATATTTCACAACGCTATGTATGATGTTTGTTGGATTAGATCTATGGGTCTTAAGATTAATGGACAGATAGTAGACACTATGATTGCAGCATCATTGATTGATGAGAATAGATTTAGATTTGATTTAAATAGTTTGTCGTGGGATTATTTAGGTCATGGTAAAAATGAATCTGCACTGAATGAAGAAGCAAAGTCTAGAGGATTAGATCCTAAAGCAGATATGTGGCAACTGCCAGCAATGTATGTTGGATCTTACGCAGAGAAAGATGCAGAACTTACATTAGAACTTTGGCAAATATTTAAAAAAGAATTACTACACCAAGATGTAGAGTCTATTTTTGAACTTGAGACGGATTTGTTTCCTTGTCTGGTAGACATGAGATTTCTTGGGGTGAGAGTGGACGTTGAAAGAGCTCATAAATTGAAGCAACAATTAACATTGCAAGAAGAAACATTACTCCACCAAATAAAAAAAGAAACAGGAGTAGATGTTCAACTAATGGCTGCAAGAAGTGTTGCCAAAGTTTTTGATAAACTTGGTTTAACTTATGAAAGAACTGCGAAATCACAGGCACCTTCTTTTACTAAAAATTTTATTTCGAATCATGAACATCCTGTAGTTAGAATGATTGCTAAGGCTAGAGAAGTTAATAAGGCTCATACTACCTTTATAGATACCATAATTAAACATGAACACAAAGGTCGTATCCATGCTGACATAAATCAAATAAGGTCAGATCAAGGCGGAACTGTGACAGGAAGATTTAGTTATTCTAACCCAAATTTACAGCAACTTCCTGCAAGAAATAAGGATCTTGGACCTATGATTAGGTCTATATTTATACCCGAGAAGGGCCATAGATGGGGTAGTTTTGACTATTCTCAGCAAGAGCCTAGGCTGGTAGTGCATTATGCAGCTTTACATAAATTTCCATCAGTTAATGATGTAATAGATAATTATGAAAATGACACCTCAACGGACTTTCACCAGGTCGTAGCAGACATGGCGAAGATTCCAAGATCACAAGCCAAGGTAATTAATCTTGGATTGTTCTACGGTATGGGTAAAGCAAAACTCCAGGCCGAACTTGGTGTATCAAAAGACAAAGCAGTAGAATTGTTCGATCAATACCACGCTAAAGTTCCCTTCGTTAAGCAGTTAATGAACAGTGCTTCCAATCGTGCCCAAGAGCGTGGTCAAATTCGAACTCTCTTGGGACGATTGTGTAGGTTTCATTTGTGGGAGCCTAATCAATTCGGTATGCATAAAGCATTGCCTCATGAAGATGCATTGCAGGAACACGGACCAGGGATTAGAAGAGCATTTACTTACAAATCTTTAAATAAATTAATTCAAGGTAGTGCAGCTGATATGACAAAAAAAGCAATGTTAGATCTATATAAAAATGGTATAGTAGCTCACGTACAAATTCATGATGAACTTTGTATTTCTGTAAAGGATCAAGAACAAGCAGATAAAATTGTTGAGATCATGCAGGATGCAGTTACTTTAGAAGTCCCCAACAAAGTAGACTGCGAATTAGCAAACACTTGGGGGGATATTAATGGTTGATTATGGCTTATTTAAATGCAAACATACCACCAATTTACGCACAAATTAGAAGGGAGTATTTATATGACTGTAAAAAACATCACGGAGAAGTTGAAGACTGTATTATCTTTGGTATTACCTCTATGGGAGGTCGTGCTATCTTATGGCATGCGCTTATGGAAAATGGTGCAATCTTTTATCGTCTCCCAATTACGGCTTTTATTCAACGTGGTTATGAACCCGAGTCTGTTCCATCCAAGAGACTTGATGAACTGGAACTTTGGAATTCTTTTAGTTATTATCCTACTGTTACTAGTTGGTCTATTTTAACAGCATCTTCTGGTAAATACATAGGTAAAGATAAAAAATGGCACCACGGTAGTTATTTATTTACTATTGACTGGGCTCATCCAGATAGTAATATACTTGACACTGATCATTCAGAGATCCCGCACGAACATAAGTGCGCTCACATAATTGCGTTAAACGACGGCAACTATGCAGCACAACCTAACAATAGATGTATTTGGGATCTACCTTCTTTTACAGTAAAAGATAATATTCCAGATTGGAAAGTGCAAACGAATGAATGGAACGTAGAAGATACGGGTAAATGGAAAACAGAAGATACCGATAATTTCTTTTACGAAATTGAGGAGAAAAAAAATGATTAATGTAGTTAATGGAATATGCATGGACTGTGGACACAGACACAGAGGAATTGCACAATGTTCTTTTTGTGATTGTGTTTGGGAAATAACACAAGAAAAAATAAACATAATTAAAAAAATAAAAGAAGTTTTAAAAAGATTACTTTTTTGGACAAGATAATTATGGAGTATCAGAGGATGAATTATTATTTTACAGGTGCTTTAATTGTAGCTTTTGTATTGTTAGCTTTTTTTATACAACCAGGATACATACCTAGATGAGTAATAAACCACTAAACATCGGAGAAGAGGCAAGAGTGCAGATGCCTATGAAGACGGTTGCTAGTCTTATACTTCTTGTCGGAATGGGCGTGCTTGGATATACGGAGCTTACGGCAAGATTAGTATCGTTAGAGACATCACGTGAGTTGTTTGAAAATGATTTGCTCAAGAAGTCAGAACAAGTCCCTGTGGATCAGGAGCAACTATTTTTATTGGAAGATCTTTATAAAACCGTAGAGAAAATGGAAGCGACTCAAGAAATGAATATGACTAATAAAGTTAATATAGAATTTCTTAAATCACAATTAGAAAAAGCGTTAAATGATATTGAACATTTAAAAGATAAGGTAAGAGCAAATGGAAACGGTCATCAGTAGTGTAGTAGCTCTTTGTATGTTTATAGGGGGCGTTCTTACAGAACATAGAATACAGCCTGCAATGTCGGATTGTTTAAAAGGAAAACGTGTTGCAGAACGTACAGCAAATGATAATATTCAATACAAATGTGGTAAAGTAAAAGTTGAACTTGAAAAAAATATAGACGGATCTAAAGCAATCAAAAAAATTATAGAATAAATGCAGCTCAGTAAACACTTTACTCTTAAAGAGATGACCAATTCGATGACTGCTCAACGTAAGGGCATAGATAATACACCAGGAGCAGGTGAGATTAAAAGTTTAGGTGATCTTTGTTATGAAATCCTTGAACCGCTACGTGCACATTTTTCTAAACCTGTGACCATCACCAGCGGATACCGGAGCGAAGCGCTGTGTGAAGCAATCGGCAGCAAAAAGACTTCGCAGCATGCGAAGGGCCAGGCGGTCGACCTAGAGATCTTTGGCGTGCCCAACATTAAGACAGCTTACTGGCTACAAAATAACGTCGATTTTGATCAGCTGATCATGGAATACTATGATCCAACAGATCCTGCAGGGGGATGGGTCCACATATCTTATCATGAATCAGGTTCAAATAGAAAACAAGTTCTTACTTTTGACGGAAAAAAATACACTGAAGGTCTTCCAGATATGGAATGGAAGAATGGTAAAGTCGTTGGATAAATTTAAACTGTTTCATAAAATAGATACTGTTACCGGTGTTTGTGAAGAGTGTAACGAAGAAAGTATTTTAGTTGCCATTGTTACAGAATTTTATAGATGTACTAATTGTGGTCATGATACAAAGCAGCATATCAATGGCTCTATCAGATATTTAAAATTAGATGAGTCTGATAAAAAATGGATAAAAGATAACTATATAAAATAATGGCTAGAAAATTTAAAGACTTTGTAGTTCGAGATAAGCCTAAGAAAAGAGGGCCTCGTCAACACAAAAAATCATTAAACAAAAATGAAAAACGTCAAAAAAATACGAAGCGTTACAAAGGTCAGGGGTAGTGAGTAAAGTAGTTTTGTTGATGGTTTTATGTAGTGAACTTGCAGTTAATCAATGCAAGATTATACCTACACCAAACGTATTATTTAAGGATTATAGTAGCTGTATAGTTTATGGCTACGAATACTCGCATAAACTTATGGCTGGATTTGACCCAGAATGGACAAATAGTATGATAGCGTATATTAAATTTTCATGCAAGCCAGATAAGATTATTTAAAATAATTATTGACACAAAGAATAATATTTTGTAGGATATCCTCATATTAAAAAATGAAAGGATATAACAAATGACTGATTTTAGCAAATACAAAAACATCTCTATTAAAAAAGAGACGTATGCGAAGATTGACAAAATTAGAAAAGTGTTAGTACCTGATGATCCCGAAGTATCGAGAGCACAGGTGGTGACTATTCTAGTAAACAAAGAAGCCAAACGTTTAAATGGCAAACTTAAATAAACCAATACAGGAGAAAGTATGAGTACAGACACAAAAGTAAACCGAGAGTTTTTTACAAAAGAATACTCAAAGTTTAAAAAAACAAAGGGTAACCGACCAATAGATCCTGGTCATGTAGCAAGTATAAAAAAATCTATTGCTGCACGAGATCTAGAGTTACCTATTTATGTTAATAAAGACATGGAGATAAGAGAAGGCCATCACACTTTTCAAGCAAGAAAAGAATTGGATCTAGGAATTTATTACATTGTAATTGATTCTAAAGATCCATTAGATATGGCTATCTTTAATGCAGGAAGAAAAGATTGGAACATGAATAATTTTTTAAACTTTCACTGCACCAGAGGTAAACAAGATTATAAAATCTTGAGATCTAAAATGGAACAATATCAAATGCCAGTAATTGAAACACATTATCTTTTGTTAGGTAAAGCTACAGGAGGTAAAAATATTGCAGAAGGTTTTAAACACGGTAATTTTAAAATACCTGCAGGAAATATAGCGGCCTTTGATAAACTTGCTGAAGAGATGAGATATGTAAATAATATCTTTAATTCGGGAAATAAATTAAAGAGACCTTTTATTAGAGCTTTTTCAATTATGAAAAAACATCCTAAGTATGATTTTGCTAGATTAAAATCTGCGTTAAAATCAAAGGCAAGCAAACTCTTAGCTGCTACTAGTAGCAATGAGTACATCACACAAATAGAAACTATTTATAATAGTGGTTTGAGTGATAAAAATAAAAAAATGAATCTAATTCAATTCGCTAAAGACAGAGAATATGAAGAAGATGTAACTATCAACTAAGGAGAAAGAATGAAATATACAGTAGTAAAAAGAATACACTTTTCACATGCAAATGATTATGTGACGGTGATTAAAGAAGCAGAAACATTTGAGGATGCTATGAAGTTTAAAGTAGCAGCAGAAATGTTAGAGTCTAAAGACTCGGAAAATACTATTCAAATTTTGATTAGTACCGATGATGCTTTTGACTTTACACGAAAGCCTTTACTGTTAACTGATGAGGTGAAACAAGCATCGTGACGGAACTTAGAGACGAGCATTTGGAGGTTATAAATCAAAACAAGGCCATAGCTTATACAAAAGATAATAGTGATAAATTATTAAAAGCCCGTGAGATTTATAACCGAACCAAGGCTTTACAAGATATTTCGGAGCATGAACTTAAAAAGTTTAATGAGTTGATGAAGTTCGGCGTATGATGAGTGAGGCAGACATAATTGAATATCATAAACTGATAGAACAGTTAGAGTTATTAAAAAAGAAAGGGACTCCGGTCGATGATCGGGGCCCTAATGATCTTACTAAACAAATAGAAGTTTTAGAATTTAGAAATGAAAAACTACATAATTATAATGAGAAATTAATTGAAGAAGTAAGATCTCTTCGATCTAAACTGTACGTGAAAGGAAATTAATGCTTAAAGGAGACAGTAAAGACTATAACCTACTTGCTAAGTGGGCCAATCAATTAAGTCCTAGAGACTTTTATTTAAGTGTAGAAATTGGGGTTCGTGAGGGCTACGGCTCTCACGTCATCATGGAGAATTTTAAAAATAAAAATCATTTTCATATAGGCATAGATCCTTATGGAGACATTCTCTATGATCATGTAGATACTCAAGGAGGAGTAGTTCCTAGATGGACAGACTTTGACGGTAATATTTTATACAACCCAGATGGTTCTTTCAAGACTCCGACGTATCCTAACTCCATGAAACAAACTTTCTTAACTGCTTTTAACAAGCACGAAAATTTTATTTTATATCAACTAGAAGACATTGAATATTTTAATGCGTTTGGCCAAGGTGTGCCTATCTATTACAAAGGTCAAAAAAATATCATGAACACTTATGACTTTGTACACTTCGATGGTCCTCACACTACCGCTGCAGTGCTACATGAAGCTTTATTCTTTGCTAATCGATCTAGACCAGGGACCAGGTTTGTATTTGATGATGTAGATACTTATGACATGCGTTCAATTCAACAAGCGTTAACTTACTATAATTTTTATTTAATAGAACGAGGTGCAAATAAAATGTGTTTAGAAAGGTCTAATGGCTTACAAAAATCCTAACGACGAGCGTCGAGTACAAAAAGATTTTGAATACATGAACTCGGAACGCGGATATGTAGGAAGAGCCATCGGAGGTAAACTCAAACCTAGTTATAAAACTTATGGGGGTCACAAACCCGATCCGTCTATGGACAAGAAAGAATTTTGGAGATTGTATATGAATCATATTATTAATATGAAACATAAATTTCCAGGATCAGATGGTCGGATCTGTAGATATTGTGAAAGACCGTTTACATTTAAAGCAAGGCGTGGGACTCGAGGTTTTGGTTATTTAGGACGTAAAGGACAAATTCCTACAAACTTTAGTATTGATAGATGGGATCCAAGACTAACATATATGGCCTCAAACATTATCTTTTGTTGTGTAAATTGTAATGATAAAAAAAGAAATAGTAACCCGGACGATTGGAAAAATTTTCTAAGGGTTGGAAAAGAATTTATAAATGATTAGAATATTAATTGTATTATTGTTGTTAAGTGGATGTGCTAAAGACTTTGACTTAAATCCCTGGACAACAGTTCTAAAACATACATTGAAAGGAAATAATGATAAAACTAAATAAGAAGTTTTACTACCCGACATCAACTCGAAAAATAATTGATGGTAAAAGACATTACCTGGTAGGTGACGAGAAGTTACCAAGTGTTACAAGTATATTAAAAGCTTGTGAAAGTGAAGAGAAGAAAGCTTCATTAGCTGCGTGGAGATCTAGAGTAGGAGAGGCCGAAGCCACAAGGATCACGGACAATGCTGCATCGAGAGGGACCCTTATGCACTCGATTCTTGAAGGGTATATGTTAGATCAACCTATCGTGAATCTAACGCCTGAAGGAAGACATGCCACGAAAATGGCACAGATAATCGCGGACCAGGGATTAAAGGGTAGACTCGATGAGTTATGGGCTACAGAATGTGTTTTATTTTATCCTGAGATGTATGCAGGTGCAACCGATGGTGTTGGAATGTATGAAGGTAAAGAAGCTATTATAGATTTTAAACAAACTAATAAACCGAAACGAAAAGAATGGATCGAGGACTATTACTTACAACTTGCAGGATATGCAATTGCTCACAACCAAATATATGGCACCAATATTCAATTTGGAATCATTCTAATGTGTAGTAAAGACTTATTATTTCAAGAATTTCCCGTAGAAGGCGAAGAATTCAAACATTACGCGAACGAATGGTGGAAAAAAGTAGCACAATATTACAAGCAGAAAAAAGAATTTCAAGAAGTGGTTGACAGATCCGGGATGTGATGTTATATAGGATATTATATGAAAGGAATAAATATGAAAAAAAAGTTTAAGTTTCACTATAACACAATAGGTGATTGTTTTTACGACATATATTGTCAACCTAATTGCACTAAAAAAGAAGACTTGTTAAAAGACATGGCAGGTATTTTAAATGGTGAACTGACTGCAGAGGATTTTAAAAAAGATATTTTGCAGTGGGTAGGCGAACGAAGTGATGAGTGTTATCTAGACGATGACTGTCAAATAAGGAGGTATGATGAAAAACATGCGTAATTTATTAGATACATTTACTGAGTATGAATGGAAACGAGCTAAAAAAGAAATGACCAAAAGATTACCCTCTATGGATATTGATAAAATGTCCATGGACGAGTTTCAAACCTTAGCTAAGTTCTTAGCAAGTCCAGACTTTTCAGACATAGATGAATACAGAAGGAGGCTGCACTAATGAAGATAGAACAAATAATTGATGAAACCATGGAAAAAGAGCGAATCAAACATTGTAATCATGTGTGTAATTATTGTGGATACTGCACTGATTACGACAATTATATTTTAAAAAAAATATGGAATATTGTGAAACCAATGTTAAGGAGAAAAAAACTAATGAAAAAAGAAAAATGGGATGGTCAATCAAGGCCATCCAATGACCTATACAGAGATAACTTCAATAGGATCTTTAAGAAAAAAGAACAGGCTGACATTCAATCAGATAATTTAGAGATGGAGAAGTTTAGAGGAATCAACAAAAATCTAAAAGGCACTACAATTTGTAAGGCAAAGAATTGTAGTAACTACCTATACAAAAATGAGAGCCCCAATTTAAGGGGTTATTGCATAGATTGTGGCTAAAAAGCCACAATTTGTTGCATATTTGCAACAATTATGTTCACAATGAGGCAAGTTTCTCCCTATAGACTTTTTTTGCCAGAAAAGTTTTTTTGTTTTTCAATTTCCAAAACAGTGTTACAATGGTTACAATGGCTTTTAAAGTGCTATTATTCGCATATACCAACACTTATAGACGATATTTTTGTAACAAAACGCTGTTACAATGGTGTTACAGCTGTTACAATTTACAATAATTGGCTTATACCAACACTTTTAGCAAACCCGTACGCGCGCATAAGAAAAAGTTTTTGAAAAAAATGTGCCTAGAGAAAAAACCTATAGGTGTTATACAGAGGTATGATCAAGAAAAAATCCAAATATAAATCAGTTCTTATAAATAAAAAAAGATATTACTTTTATAAAATAACCTGGTTGGATATTTTGGGTGATGCGGGCCATGCTGATATAAATGAATTTAACGAGATGAAACCTGCAGAGATGATAACTCATGCGTATATATTTTCAAAAGATAAAAAGAATCTTAGAACCTTTGCGTCTTATGATAGTCACTTTGAATCTTTTTCGGATCGTAATGTATTTCCAACAGGATGTATTAAAAAACTAGAAAAAATTAATCTTTAGATTCTTCAATTACTTCTGCGTCAGCATCAATAATAGGTTTGAAATTTTTCAATGCCTTCTCTAATTCTTTGTCTAACTCTGATTCGTCAACGTTATCTAAGTTTTTATGTAGATGTAGATTAGTATTATTTTGGAACCCTGCAGCCTTACCTCTAGCTACTTCCATATTACCTGCAGCACTCCAGGCTTTACTTTCCCTAGCTTCATCTCTAATTTTACCTAGTTCTGCCAGGTGCTTTTCATAAGTGATGTCATATTTTTTTAACTTCTCTGCTCTAAGTCTTCCAATGTATTGAGCCACCAAAGGATACATTGATGGGTTTTGAAGTCGACTTGCACAGACGTAAGCACCGTCTGGTTTATAGCCCGCAGCAATAGCACATTCAGAATCAGTCTTTCGACCTTCTTCTGTTACAATTAGATTTGCAAATTTAATTTGTTTTTCTGTAAGTCTTTTAGGAACTCCCATACTTGCAATATAAATTATTTTTGATATATATTCAAGTGATGGTATCAGGAAAGCTATTAAGACAGGCCCTAGATAAGTTTATGAAATCGCCAGTAGCACAAGAGGCAAGAGTACAGGTGTGTTTACCCGACGGGAAATATTATGACATCAAGGACATTAAATTAATGGAAAACAAAATACTTGGAGTCCGAGAGACACATAGATTGGTGATGACTTTGTATTCATCTAAATGGAATATGGGTGAAGTAATTAAGAAAATTTAGTTAACTTTAATGCTCCGGACTTAACTTGAAAAATGATTAAGGGAGAGACTAAATTTTGGCATGAAATTAAAGCGTTCAATATTAAAAATAATTGCAAATTATCATTTACACGCTTGGAAAATAGTGCTGCACATGGGACTCCTGATCTATTGGTTTATAATACTTCTGGCCACTTTTTTACCATCGAATTAAAGTTAAATTTGGTTAAAAAAATTCGCTTCTCTCCGCATCAAATTGGCTTCCATATCAAACATCCGCACAACAGTTTTATCATGGCCAAGGGCCTCTGTCAGAGAGACATAAAACTTTATG